GCGTTCGCGGTTCGTTGCGTTTGCTTATAGCGGCGGCGCAATCTAGTGAGCCACATCACATGCGGCAATGCGCTCGACCCTGGAATTTGGGCCCCGGTTGGCGCATCAATGGTCGATTGCGGCTGTCGCCCTCGTGAATGACCACGCTGCTTGCAAGTCGCCCTCCGGGTTCTCCCAGATCGACCAGCATGGCCATACATGAAAGCGCTTTATTCCGCCTTTCCCAGGAACTATTGCCGCCTATGCCTGAGATAGTGGAAATGTTCTGGGTTTGGCGGAATTATTAGCCGCCCGGATGTACTCTGCGGCGCCGACCGCCGCGTGACGGCTTTATTCTTCGCTTTCCAACTGATCCGCCAGGTTCAGCAGTGTCTGTGTCGCGCCCATCGAGACCGTCGCCCAGAACATCGCCCATGCTGTCCAAGGGTTCATTAATGATGCACCTCAAATAGCGCCATCGCCGCCTCAGACGGGCTCAGCCCGACCTCGTGATACCCACGCAGGCGGCACAGCGTCGAATCGCTTGGCGCCCATCTCCGCGTGATGTAGCCAGCGTCAAAAGCCGAGTCGACCGTTGAGCGCGTCCATTCGAACAGAATCGCCTGTTCGCGCTCGCTCATGTCATCCGCTGCTATCAAACCGATGTGCATGGCATCTCGAACAGGGATTCAGCAGCTTTTCGTGCGGCGCTCCAGCGCTTTGGCTGGGACTCTTCAGCCAAAAATTCTTCGAGCGGCTTGTGTTTCTTCGGTGTCTCTACTGCGCGCGGCAACTCAGGCACGGGCCGATTTCCGATCGAAGACAACTCTCGCCTCGTCATCCTCTTGCCGGACGCCTCTGCGCGCTTCTTCTCCAAAGCGGCCAAAGGATCACCGTAACAGTAATCCGCGTCATGGACATTGGGGAAGCGCATGGGAGACTCGGAAAAAAGAAAACCCGCTCTAGGCGGGCTCGGCTTGCGTTTCGTGCGGACGCAACTTCTCTGCCCCAATTGTCGCAGGATTCGTCGCACTATCAAGTTTCTCTTGTCGCACTTTCCATGTGTACAGCGTCGACTCACCGCGGACCGCGTGCGGCGGATAGCGATTCACGGTCCCCATTGCCACGAGTTCATCCATTACGCGAAGCACGCCACGTCTGATGGCATGCCGTGTGCGACCGATCGCATCCGGTGCGACGTAATTGATGACTTCTCGCATCTTGAAGCCGCGACCAGGGTATGCCGCCATCAGGTCAAGAACCTCTTTCGCGTATTTCATCGGAACACCTTTTCTACTCGACGCTTCACGCACGCCAACACAGTTTCGTAAGCGGCGGTCGATATTTCGAGCTTGCTTGCTGCGGTGGGGACGCCCTTAGTTCGCCCGTATTGATGCGGTGACAGGTATTCGGCCTGCAACACTTTTCGCTCAATGCGGATAGCGGTATCGAACACTTTCTGAACGCGCTTGGCGTTTTCCTCGTGAATAGGGACCGGCGCCACGTCCTCGTCGAATAGCACGATTGCGCTCACGCCCCAAGGCAGAATTGCACCGCCCTGGTTACACCAGCGGCTCCAGTTCTTAAGCTCGTGATCCACCCAATCATTCATGGCAACCCCGCACAAAGTTATTGGAATGAAACTGCGACAATTATAAAGCAAAGTTCAGTAGTCCTCACGGCGTAGATGTGATAAACGCGCGTGAGGGCAACACTTTCAGTCCTTCTCAAATCCCGTCACGCCATACATGTGAATCGGCTCGACTACCTCAGCCTCTCTACGCCCCGGCGCATCTCGATACTTCCTCTCGTGGCATGGGACGTCTACTGGCTTGCGTGCGTTCATGGTGATGCCGGGCGGCTTGCGCCTCGTCATCCACAGGGCGAATAGCAGGGCGACGATTGCTCCGGCGCAGAAGCTTGCTATGTGGGTCATTTGGTGCCTCGTACGGCGTCGATAGCGGCATCCGCATCGGCTTTTTCATTCGTGTATCCGCACAATTGCTCTTCTTCGAGGAAGTAGCCGTTTCCATCGCATAGCCAGCGATACCGCTCCGCGTCATCCTCCGCCGCATTGCACCGGCCCAGCATCGTTCCGAAGAATTCCCGCGCTTCCGGGTAATCCATCCCCTCAAATCCCGCCGCATCAAGCGCAGCGACGAGCGGATAGACGTGCTCCGACCAATTCAACGTCTGCAACCCGATGATGCTATTGCGGATTACGTTGATTGATCCAAGCGCCTCCCGCAACGCTCGCACCTCGGCGATAAGGGCTTTGACTTCTGATAGGTGAGTGACGCCGGCATTAGCCAGTCGTTCCATTGCGTCGATGTCGATCATGCTGCCTCCAGGATGCCCATGTTGATTAGCGCGGCATCCGATAGATGCGACAGGTCTTGATACCCGCGCGCCTTAAAATCCGATACCTGATCGCGATTCACCCATTGCACGTCGATGCGATCAAAGGAACACATCAGGATCTTCCCGGATGCCTTAATGGCAGTGAGTTGTTCTATCGTCATGGTTATGCAGCCTCCTTAAAAGATTCCGGCTCGCCGAGCAAGCGTGACAATTGCGACTGCAGCTTGGAGCGCCACAACTCCGTTTCCGGCTTGACGGAGCTGGTGATTCCGGGATTCGTCCACCAGATAGGCCATCCCATCAGCCAGCATGTGAACGCCGGGTTCAGTCGCCGGCGCAAGGTCCGGGCGGTCGGCGACAATTCCTTGCCATCGATCGTCGAGTGGACCGGGTGCAAAGATGTCGTCAACACCTGGCGTCCCAGCAGCCCATTCACTTCCACGTTGTCCAGTGTCGTCGCGCCGTCCTTGTAATCCCGCACCGTCGGCGTGGCCCATGAGCAAGCTTGACCCGCCAGCACCAGCCCATGACCATTCCCGTGGGTGGGCGCCATCTTCGTCGTGCGATTGCTGTTCTCGCTGCTCGTCGGTGTCGCCCATTGCGCCGCGGCAAGTGCCAGCGTCGGCCGCACTGCTGCATTTGGCGAATCGCTCCGGTTCGTGCGCTCCATTGCATTCGCATCCGGAGTCGCCCACATTTCCGACATCTCGTTGAGATTCGATACACCGTGCCCGCGGGCTCGCATCACCGCAATCTGTTCCGGCGTCTTGCCGCCCACTGCATCGTGAGCCTGGGGCGTCGCCCACGCGCCAGGCAAGACAGAACCATCGTTCCCGCTGGTGACTTGCACCGACGTCGGACGCGCGAATATGCGTCCACTCCGCATTCCACCCGCGGTCGGCCAATTCTCCCAGGACTCGGGAGGCCGCGCGTTCGTCGAGCTCGCCTTCGGTTTCGTCCACAACGGAGGCGGTGGCAGAAGCGATGCCTGAGACGTTCTCCAGAATGAGGAACCGCGCACCGCAAGCATCGGCGATGTCTGCGACGTTGAAGAAGAGACCTGACCGCCTACCGTTGAGTCCTGCACGCTTGCCGGCGACTGAAAGGTCTTGACACGGAAATCCCGCAATGACGCAATCCACGCGTCCGCGCCATGCTGCGCCGTCGAACGTGACAAGGTCAGACCAGACAGGCGCTTCATCGAGCGCTCCCGTTTCCATAAGCGCGACAAGTTGGCCGGCTGCACTGGCTTCCCGCTCCACGTAACAAACGGTTCGATGCTCGAATCCGATGTGCTTGAATGCGGCGCGGACACCTTCTCCGAGCATTCCGATGCCGGCACACAATTCGATGGAATGTAAAGCCACATTCACACTACCTCCTCTTCTTGTTCTTCAATCCCAAGCTCGCGCTTCGTCTGCGCAAGCAAATCGGCTTCTGTGCCGTACCGCCGTTCAAACTCTTCCGGGCCCGCGTGGTACGCAATTCCCCATGAACCGAGGCGATGATGCAAGGCGCACAGCGGGATCACGTCCATATGACTAGAGCGCTGCCCGCCGCCAGCCAGGAACCGCGGGTGATGCAGTTCGGCCGGCGACTCGCCTAATCCCTCGTTGCGGCAAACAACACAAGTCAGCGCCGCCGTCGCCGCCATATGCGCCTTCTCAGCCTTGTTCGCAGCGGGGCGCCCCTTCCGCTTAATCCCCCCCGACCTCAACTCTGATCGCCAGTCGGGTTGGTCGGTCGGTGAGCTTTTCCAGGAGCCGCGCGACATGGGCGTCTTTCGTTGCAATGGCGTCCTTTTCACAGCCACCCCAGCTTGCTTGCGACTGCCAGCCCAATGAACACAACCCACATGCCGAACGCCACATGTTTAGAGGCGCATCGCATAAAGCAGATCGTCGCAAGGATTGAGAAGTACATTCCGCTGGTCATTTCAGTCCCCGCGCAACACGCCACTTGATCCACGGTCCGCGAATCTGTGCATGGAACCGATCGGCGGCATCCGTATGCCAATCCAGTTCCGACCGGCTTTCGATCTCGCAGACTTCGCGGATGACCGTTGCCGCGGTCTCATCGCTCTCGCAAGCATCCTCAAGCGAGAATTGATGCGTCAGAAACTTCCAGAATTCCGGGTCGGCGCAAAGCATCCCCGCCAGCTTCGCCAGCGCACCGCCTTTCGGCTTCTCCGGTTCCGGCTCGCGTTTCTCGAAGTCGGCAACAAGCGGGGCGATTGCGACGGGCATGTCGATCTGCCCGAACATTTCGAAGAACTGCGCACGGAAACGCGGATCGATGTCGATCTGGACGCGCAGCGTGCCATCGGCCATTTCCTTCATCGCGCGTCTCGTGCCGCTGATTGCGATTACGTCACTCATTCCATGCACTCCGTTAAACCGCGCCACTTAATGTTTTGATCGACCAGCATCATCCCGAACTTGTCGCGCCAGTGACGCCCATCCCAGATCACGAACCAGTCATACGTGAACCCACCGTCGTATATCTCGCTTTCGTAAGTTCCGACGCGAACCGGCCTTGTTTCTGGCGGATACCAGTCGGTGAGGGCTACCCACTCACCGTCGATGATTCGGACGTCGTTGATCACTTGACCTTTCCTCCAGCCGCCACAATTGCAGCGCGCACCGCATCTGCCTTTTCCTTCGGCACCTCGACGGAAAGAAACTCGGTCGTTTGTTGCTTGCGCCACTTGCTGAAAAATGCGCTCAGGGGGCTCGTCTTCTCGGACCCTTCCGCTTGATCCCACACGTAACCGCCGTCGACCTTCACTGCGTCCGTGTCGGCGAACGTGTCTTCATGAGCGTCCATGCCGAGCGAATTCCCATTAACGATGTAGCATTGGTCTTCGAACGCCCACTCACCCCAGTACGCATCGTCATGAAGGAAGGCCTTCCATTCCGCCCCAGTGGTCTTGATCACGCTGCCTTCTCCGTGTTGTTTTTCGTGTAGACCGAGCCAGGCTGACCGGGCTCGTTGCTATTGGTGCAAGCCAGATCGTGGTTGCTCGCCTTCGGACAACGCTTGTTTCCGCATTTCGGGCAGAGAATCATTCGAGTGCCGCTTAGTGGGAATCCGCCGCGCGTCGTTTTGCCTTTGATGCACTCATGGCACCAACAAGGCGGCTCGTCATACAGCCCAAGTTCCTCGGCGTTCTGCGTCATCCGTTCAAGCGCTTGTGCCGCCAGAGCGCGGCGCTGTGCGTCTTGCAGGATGCGAGCGAATTTGTCGGTTCCGCAGAAAATCCCAGACGACTGCATGATGTCGACCATTTCACGGTGACTCATGCCAGTGACGAGTTGAGTGGGTTCTTTGGGTTGGGTTTTCATGCCGTCACCTCGTCTTTCACTTCGTCATGCAGCGGAGCGCCATTGATCGGGCGGAGATACCGATCTTCAATGCAGATTTCCGTCGTCCACACTTCCTTCCCCGAAAGCTGCATCGTGCAATGGATGGGCGTCTTGCTTTTGCAGTGCCACGTCGGGCTATCAATTCCGACAATGGCGCCCGCGCGCAGCACTTCGACAATGACGCCTTCATTGACGCAATCCGATGAGAGATATGCCAAATCACCAGGTTTGCAGTTCATGCAGCCTCCTTGTCATCCCAAAGATGGTTGTAGACGCGTCCCTTCATCGTCGGGACTTCTATCGGCTTCACTTCACCAGCAGCTATGGAAAACGGATTTGAGGTCTTTGATTTGCGCTGTCGAATCTTCTTCGGGTACGACGCATTTTCGCCCGCTCCAAGACCTAAAATTGGCGTCATGGCGGCGTAATGGCCGCTCGGTCGATAGCCCGCGATATGCCAGTGAGACCGCATGCGAGACATGATTTGACGTACATTGGAACGAGTGCACCCGAGAGCGTCCGCTATCTCCTGGCAGGACATGGGTTTGCGCTGAAGAACCGACACTATGGACGCCCAGCCAGGCTTTTGATGCTTTGCGCCTTCGGGACGACGAAGTCCGAGTTCTACCCATTTAGTGTCGATTGACTTGCGCGTGTGCATCGGGAGAAGCTTGCAGAGTTCGGCGGAAGAAACATTGGCGTCTCGCGCGAATGCTTCGCGCAAGATTCTGTATTCGCAAGTGGTCCACGGGTTCTGTTGCTTCATGCTGCCTCCGGCGTTTTCCAAAAGTGCTTATCAGCTACCTCGCCAGCCGCGTGAACCTCGCCAACTGAGCAGAGCAAAAGTTGATGAGACCAAATCTCCACGACGCGTCGCACGGCCTCGAGTCCCAATCCGTCGAACGCGAATTTCTCCGTTTCCTTGAAACGCTTCGCCATCCGCTTCATGGCGTCCTGCGCGACCAGCAGATAGGGCTTAGCCTCTTCGCCAATGCCGCGTTCAGTGCTCAAAATCCATGACTGATTTATGGCGTGGGCAATTTCGTTCCAGTGCGATACCGTTCCGTGGCCCTTGGAGATGCACTCGATAGCGACGAGAACGGTCAATTCCATTTCCTCGACGTCGCTTTCCGTCACTTCCTGCCGTGATACCTGCGCAGTCATCAGCCGGTTAATGCCCGCGAACCTATGGCGAGGGTCTTTGTTGCGGTCGTAGCGTTGCTTCTTCATGTCATTCCCCCTTCAGTGCGGCGATAACGGTTTCAATTGCAACGCCGCTCTTAACCATCGAGCCAGTGAATCGCAGTACGCGAAAACCCAGCACGGTTGCGGCGTTGTACTTCTCGACATCCTTTTCAAACCCGGAACCTCGCGTATGGCGGCCTCCGGTCCAGATACCGCCTTCGATTTCGACCAGCAGCTTCTGGGCGACGAAAGCGAAATCGGCACGCCATTTCCGAGGCGGGGCGAATCGAAATTCGCGCTCGTGCTCAGGCAAGTTGGAAACGCGGCAGTGCAGGGCGAACTGTTCTTCGAGTGCGCTAGATTTCTTCGGCGCTTTCATGGCGGCTGGCTTCATAGCGAGAACCCCATCTGTTCCGCCTTCGGCGCTTCTGGCTCGAATAGCGATTCCTGACGCTGGGCGTCTTCGATGCGGCGGCAGGCGATTTCGAAGTAGCGCTCATCGCGTTCTATGCCGATGAAGGAGCGCCCCTGCTGCACGGCGGCTACGCCCGTAGTACCGCTTCCCATGTATGGGTCGCAGATGATCTGGGCGTCCGGCATGAACGCCACGCACCACGCCATGAGCGAAAGTGGCTTTTGCGTCGGATGCACCTTGTTCGGCGTTCCGCGCGTCGCGCTTTCCTTGAAGATGGCTGCCGGTCTCGACAGGTTTGACCAAGCGAGCTCAACCTGAGAGAAGTTCTCCCAAGGCTGCTCTTTGTCCCACACCAGGATTGCGCGCGCGGGCGGCAGGGGGAAGTAATTGCCGCCCCATATGATTTGCCAGCGCGACATGCTGCGCAGAAGGTCGAAGGTTTCGGCGGCGGGCGCAATGTCCCACTGCACATCCGACACGTTCAACAGCCGGTTCTTCAGCGTTCCGGAGCCCATCTGCCGGGGCGACTTACGCACGACCGCACCGGCCACATCGCCAGCGAGATTCAGAATCCCATATGGCGGATCAGTAATCACCGCATCCACGCGCTCGAGCGTCGGCAGAATGCTGCGGCAATCGCCCAGATACAGCGTCGCATCGCCGATCACCACGCGGTGAGGACTACTACCCGTCGTACCTTGCGTTTCTCTTTCCATTTTCCCGTCTCTCTTACGTTCTCTCAGCCCACAGCGCCAGAAGCGCCTGCTTGATCTGCTCTACTGCTGATTCATCTGTCTTTGCCAGATCGGCTAGATATGCGCGTCTGGCGTCTAGCGACAAGTCGGCGAGTTCTTCGGCGACGTCTTTTGCTTCGGTGGGAGTCATGCAATCCTCCGCGCATGCTCCTGCATCGCTAAAAGCGTCTCAGCGGCTTTGAACACTGGCGGGGTTATCTCGGTATTCGCCAAGGTCCACGGAGCCGACAGTCGCGCTCCTGTGCCGCGCAAAACCGATCCGCGAGATTCGAGCAACTGCATGGATGCGTGCGCGTTCTCGTCGGTCGTGTTCAGGAACCGGGCAACCTCGCGCGTCGATGCGCCGAAAGGGCGGTTTCTGAGGTACTCGACGATGATGTTTCCGTTAGGGGCGCTCATGCTTCTTTTCCCGTCGCATTGAAGATCGCCTGGCGAGCGATGTTCAGCTTGTTCAACGGAACTTTGCCCGTCGCCTTGTCGTCAGCGATGATCCGGTGTGCCCACGCCAGTCCCGGTCCTCGCGGCGCACGCTTGAATGCGTCCGTCGCGCCAAGCTCATGCAGACGCTGCGCGCCGTACTCACGCGTCGACTCGGCTGCACCAGGCGCAGCGAGCGCCGGCACGCGCTCCGGGACGGGACGAATCTCGCCAGCCAGAACGGCTTTCAGCGCCGCCTCGAATCGCGGCTTCAGGCTCGTAAAGGACTGGCTGATGATGTCGAACTCACCAACCTTCGATGCCGCCCAGTAGATCGCCGGGTTCGTCCACTTGTCCTTGCCGTGCTGACGCTTGCGCATCTGCTCGATGGCCTCGTAGATCGCGGCGTCAACGTTGATCTGCGGCCTGCACGCCTTCAGGAACTCCGTGATCGACGGCGGCCAGTCGTAAGTCTTGCGGCAGACCTTCAGTCCATCCGAAATCATCTGCGGCGTCAGACCTTCCTCGTCAAATGCTTCGGCCCACGATTCGCGCCAATTCGAAATCGCCTGCTCGCTTGCGAATGCTGCACGCCAGCGGTTCGGATAGGCGCCGTCGAAACGGTTGAACAGGTGGTCCATGAGCGAGATCCCGAGCTTCGGGTGCTGCTCAAGCCACGCACTTTGCTTAAACGTCGATGTAGTCGTTGGGGCGTTCATGGTTCTCGCTCACACGGTTACGGTTCACATACGCCACTGGATCGAACTTTGCCGAAGGTCTTCGCGGCGGCGATGCGGCCTTAGGGTTCAGCAAATCGGCAATGATCGCTTGCAGGTAATTCGGGCCAGGCATTCTGGCGAGCGCGCCCGAAGACACTCGCGCAGCAACGACCGAAAGGGCGGCATCCAGAATCTCGTTCGTTACTCTCACGTCGTCACCCCATGCCGAGATATTCGGGTTTGCGGAGTTCGAACCGACGATGCCCCGTTGTCTCAGGTACACGGCGATTTCGACAGACCGGCTCGCAGGAGAAGCGACGTTCGGCTTTTCTTCAGGCCCCGGCGTTTGAACAGCCGCCGCCGCCTTCTCTTCTTCAGACAATCCGCAATCAGAGAATCTGTCTATCAGACAATCAGGGCCAAGTGCTTGCGTTTCCGGTTCGCAGTCCTCATCGCCTTGGCCAAAACTACTTTCGTCGTAGGTCGGAAGAACTTCAGCCATTGGTCGAAGTTCTTCAGCCATTTTCGGAATTACGCTCGGAACCTCGTTCTTGTGCGGCTTCTGATGCTTTTCAAACGTGTTGATCTGGATATACTTGTTGCCGTCCAGCGAGTATCTGGTGATGAACCCAGACTTATGCAGGTCTTGCAGCATCGAGTCCACGTCAGCAGACAGATCGTAAGGAAGCGCCTTCGCCTTGATTCTCAATGGACGATCCTCAAAGCGGCCCTCACGATCTGCCAGCATCCACGAATAGATGAACAAGAGACGGTGCAACGGCGGAAGTGAGGCGAGATCCTCGTTTTCCATCGTTCCAGGCTTAATGTTTCTCGCTCTTGCCACGTATTACTCCTAGACCGCAATCAGATAACGAAAGAGGCCGATTTGTTGCGCTCTGCTGTAGAATTGAGCTTTGGTTTAGCGACCTTCGACCCGGCGACAGTCGGGTTTTTTTTCGCCTCAATCATCAATCCCAGCGTCGTCCTAACCTCCAGCAGCGTTGCAGACATATCGTTGATCTGGATTCTCGTGGCACCGGCCTTCTTTGCATCGAATACCTTGAGCGAACGGACGAACAGATCGAGGCTGCGCGCGCTCATCACGACGCCGCTAACGTGCTGCTTGTAGAGCGATTGCGCAATCGGGCTCATCGCCTGAAAGTCCGCGACCACGAGCGCGCGATACGTAGCTTTCACGAAATCAGCATCCTCTCCGACGATCATCCTGTAGACCGCTGCAGCCTGAACAGGTGCTGCACTCCAAATCTTTACAAACGTCGGGCAGAAGTCGGTCAATTCCGTATGAAGCGGCTCAACAAGTTCAATGAACGGCGCGACGAGCGCATCAGTCAACCCGGATGCCTGACTTGCGTTATGCACCCTCGCGAGCAGCTTCCCGACAGCGACAAGCTTTGTCGACTTGCCAAGCGTATCTGCCGTGCTGCGACCGACCCCTTTGTCGATTACCATGAAAGTCGCGTCATCCATACCCGTCGTGACATTCATCATCACGATTTCGTCGTCGGGTAGTTGGCTGATAAAAGTAAGGCGATGCTGCCCGTCCAGCAAACGACCGGAAGTAGAAAAGGCGACGCCCTGGTGAGTCGTCTTCCATTCGCCGCGATCCCATGCCGCGCGCAGACCTTCGACAACCATCGGTCGAAGGCGACGGTTATCAGTGTTCTGCTCCAGCCACTTGCGAGCTTGAGCGGGCGTAACGGCGAGCAATTGCGTTTTCATAAGGCTTAGCTTCCTTCTTAGGATATGATCGACAGCCGGTCGATCGCGGTTCGCAGGTCTTCGATGACCTGTCGTTCTTCATGAGAGAATGAATCCTGTGATGCGAGTGCCTTGATGGTGAGGCGTCCATAGGAGCACAGCATGGAGACGCCGCGCTCCTGGGCTTGCTTCAGTTCCTCGCGGATGGCGTCGGCTTTCGGGCCAACCTTTGGTCTTGCGGCGGGCCGATGCTGAATGGCCGCTTGCGGAACAGGCTTTGCGCGCTCGATTTCCTTCACTGCTGCCGGAAGGCTCACTTCGCCATGCGCGACCCTCTTCGCGAGTTCGGGAGACTCCTTTGCGACCTTGTCAGCCATTTCCTGGGTACGAAGGCTGGCGCCGGATTGGGCGGCTCTCTCCTTTGCCGTCGATAATCCCGCAACGTTGCGGGATTTATCTGCGTTACTAGAGTTAGGTCTGCCAACCGTCTGCGCCCTTGCCCAGTCCTGGGCGCTGGCAACAATCGCTGCCTGCTGACCCGGAGACAGATGGCGGCGATGCAGATTGGCCGACAACACGAATGACACGAGATTTCCGCCGTCAAACTTGACCGTCTTCGGCGTGATGCCAATTTCTATGCATGCGCGATACCGGTTGCCGCCGTCGAGAATCATCCCTTCGTGAGTGACGATCGGGTTGCGCAAGCCATTGGCCCGGATGTCATCTTTCAGGGATTCAAACTCTGCACCCGAAAGTCTGGGGAACAGAGTGCAAAGCGGATGAAGCTCAAGATTCACGAATACCTCGCCAGTTCGATCAACAGTTCGGCCGCAGCCCAGAGAATCCCCATCGAAACGAGGATCAGGCTGCTAATCACGATAAAAACCTTCACATCGCCTCCAGATACGGAATCAGAGTAGGGGTTGACGGACGTACAATCCAAGTCAACGTCCGTCAACCTGCTGCAACCAAAGTCAACTTTCACGCTGCAGCCCTCTGCGCTATAACTTCTTCCATGATCGTCAGCCGCGACTGTCGATTCAGCCATTGCTGGACGCCGAAATTGCCCACAGCACACGCCCACAGATCGAGAGCATCGGCCGGCAGATTGCGCCGATGTGGCTCATCGTCCTGCGCGAGGTAATCGGAAACGTGCTGCGCCTTCCGATCGATTCTTTCTGCCAGCGTGCAACGGTGCATCTGCTTGATCCTTCGGTATTCCCACGAGACCCGCACCGCATCGCGGTAGGTCCTGCAGGCTTCAATCACTCCGTCAGGCAGGAAATCAGGCCGCTTCACCATCCCGCCCACCATCGCCAGTTCGTCGTCCATAAGTGCCTCGTATCGAAAATTTTGCTAACCCATCCGCTAACCGATCGGATGCAACGTAAAATTTTTTCAACTACTTCTAGCCCTATGAACCCCACATGCTCCTGGTGAATCCTGTTGTTGCACCCCTCGCCGCGAGGGGTGACGGCCTGTTATTGGCTGTTGTGCAGCCTTTGTTGTTTCGGTTTTCTTTCCGACCTCCCGCCCGTCGGTACCTGAGCGTCGTCCGTTGTGTTGTTGCTTTCCGCCGCAATCTCAACCCGCTTTTTTTCGAGCAGTTCATTGAGACGCGCTACCATCCGATACGACGGGCCGCGTTTTTGCCGGCCGTTCTCGATATCAGAGATGGTTGCTTGTGAGCACTGCGCGGCAGACGCGATTTCAACCTGCGTCATGCCGAGGCGCTTGAGTTCGAGGACGATGTCTTGAGGTTCCATGAACATCGATTATAGGCGTTCCGATACATAAAGCAATAGGCAAACCGATCCTGATTTACATCAGAATTCCGATATTATGAAAACTACGTTCGGAAAGCGCCTTAAACTGGCGCGCAAGGAAGCGGGGCTAACCCAGAAGGCCCTGGCGACGAAGGCTGGCATCAAGCAGGCGACAGTATCGGAACTCGAAAACGACAAGTACCACGGCTCCGCCTATGCTCCGCAGCTTGCCGCCGCTTTGGGGGTCAATGCGCTTTGGCTGGCAAACGAGAGGGGTCTTAAGCACATACTGGGAAATGGCGATGCGCCGATCACCGCCCCAAAAGAGGGCGTAATTGTCAAATCGGCGGAAACCAGCAGGCATACGATTACGGAAAAGAAGCCCTCGGCGTACGGCAATGTAGAGCGCATTGCTATGGGGCACCGAGAGATCCCCGTGATTAGCTACGTGCAGGGGCCGGCATGATGACAGAAGCGCTAGACCCATTCTCATTGGGCGAAGGATTTGAGACGATCACTCGTAGACATCCCGTGCTCCGAGCACACGTTTGGCCTACGGATAAAAGGGAAGTCTATGCTTCCTCGCTTCGAGGAAGATGACGTAGTTATCATCGACCCGATGCAGCAGCCGATACCAGGCTCCTTCGTGGTGGCGAAAAACACCGACGAGGAAGCGACGTTCAAGAAGTACCGAGCGCTGGGCGTCGACGAATACGGCAACGACGTCTTCGAGCTCGTCCCGCTCAACGACGACTTCGCGACGCTTCATAGTGAGCGCGACCACCTCCGCATCGTTGGCGTTGCCATCGAACACCGCAAGGCTCTGCTGAAATAGCGGGGCCAGTACCAGCACTCTGATTTGGCAAGCCACCTTCGCGGTGGCTTTTTTGCGTTCCATACAACACCCATACAAGATCATCGGAAACCCCGATAAAAAAATATCGGCAAGCCTATTGCGCCACAGTATCGGAACGCCTATACTTATTTCCATCAGCAGCACACACCGCCCGATGGAGCGACGAATGAATCTGATCAAGATCAACGGCCAGGAAGTGAAGGTCGATGCCGATGAAAGAATTAGCCTTACGGACATGTTCGCAGCAGCTCAAGCGGCTGGCATGACGGAAGGGAAAGTTGATCCGCGCGAATGGAAGCGCCGCGACGGAGAGCAATTCATTGATTTCGTTGCGAAAAATCTTAATGTGGCAGAGCGCCACATTTACGCAGCGAAGCGCGGCAAGGGCGGCGGCACCTTCGCCCACTGGCAGATCGCCTTGGCCTATGCCAAGTACCTGTCGCCAGAACTGCACATGCAGGTCAACGAGATCTACGCCCGCGCTCAATCCGGCGACGTAACGCTCGCTGATGAAATCGCAGACAAGGCAACGCCCGAGAAACAAGAGTGGCTTGCGAGGCGCGTGCAAGGCAAGGTGGCTCGCGGAAAGTTCACCGGCGTTCTTCAGGATCACGGCGTGACTGGGCGGGGCTTTGGCGACTGCACCAACGCTGTGTACAAGAATGTTCTGGGCGGCACGAAGCGCGATGTCTGTGTAGCCAACAACATCCCATACAAGCCCGGCCTCAGCCTTCGTGACGTGATGACGGTCGAGCAACTGACGGCGACCGCAATGGCCGAACTTGTCTCTGCCAAGCGAATCGAGAAATTCAATGTTCGCGGCAATGCCCGTTGCGAGCAGGAATGCGATATCGCAGCCCGTAGCGTAGCGGCCCTCCTGTACTAAACCAAGGTCGAAACCGCTCCGGCGGTCTGCGGATTGTGTCCGCACTGACGAGACCAGTAAATCTCCGCACCCGGCAGAGCCGGAATTGCGAATGGTTCTTTAACAACGTGGTTTCGAGTGTTAGTCAGTGCTGGCGACTGATTGCCGGTCACGCAAGCCAATGCTCCTCCGATATAGGGTATTGGGACTGCGCGGGGAGCCGCCAGCCCTGACGACATTCGAGACCATTCATAGCGCACGACACGTAAGGCCGGAACACCGGAGATATCTGTCGAGCCGTTGTCCTCATGGTGGACACGAGATACAGAACATCGAACCATTCCCCGCAAGGGGCACCGAACAAAGCAGCCGCTGGTGTAGAAAGCGGAGCGCCCGTGATTGCCTAGCAGACAGGATCTGCGAAACATCGCGGTAGGCGTGCGGGACCGGGAATACAGACTGGTCTCGCACGTGAGCAGTTTTTCGTGAATGGCGTTGTGCGGCGTGGAGTGACACGCACAGTAGGCGTAGAAGGCAACCGCGTAGTGCGGAAGCTGGAGCCCAAGACGCCCTGGTGGAGCTTAAGTGCGATGAAGCCGAGGGACATTCAGAACTGGACTAGCAAACCAGACATAGCGCCATTCACGAAGATCTGAACACCAAGAGCCCTGAATTGTGCGGATTGATCCAGTCCGCACCGCTGAGTGCTTCTGATTTAGGACAACTATGCGCTGCGGCGCACAAGGAAGAGAAAATGGAACAGTTTCCGAAAGCAGGTGATTTTTTCGGCGTCACTCATGCGGCCGGCAAAGACGGTTCGTACCGAAGCGATGTCTTTGAATGCCTCGCCAGTGACGAGTACCGAATCGTGGCGAAGCCAATCGTGCCTTGTTTCTACAAGGAAGGCATCACGTTCTACCGCTCGGACTGGATTATCCAAAGCGTCTCGGATGCCGTTGTTGCCACGCTGCAAGTGGTAGCGGAACAGCGCGCCAAGGCTGATGCCGCCTAGGAGCCAACCATGATCCCCCAACGCGCAGTCCACCGCCTGATGACGGTGGCAAGAGAAAAGATGCAGCACCTTGGCTTCGTCTACCGCATTGATCGCGTGACGCGGACGGGCAGGGTGCTGGATTCGCAGTATGTCGATTACGCACACGACGTGTGCTGGTGCTGAGGGAGGGCATGAGCAGAGTAAAAGATTTGACTGGCAAGGTGTTCTCGCGCTTAACCGTGATCCGACTTGACCACATCGACAAAAAGCAGAATGCCCAATGGCTGTGCAGTTGCTCTTGCGGCGCTGAGACAGTGGTTCGCGGATTCCAGCTTACCGGAGGAACAACGCGATCCTGCGGGTGCATGCAAAGGGATGTTGTGAGCCAGATTGCCTTGAAGCATGGCGACGCGAAAAAGGGGAGGCGAGCAAAGGAATATGCGATTTGGTCTGGCATGGTTGCGCGATGCACAAATCCCAAAACGCCCAACTACGACGACTATGGAGCCAGAGGCATAAAGGTTTCAGATGAGTGGATGGATTACGCCAACTTCATCCGAGACATGGGTTATAGGCCCGGCCCTGGATATTCAATCGAGCGCATTAATAACGATCTCGGCTATAGCAAGGAGAACTGCAAATGGGCGACTCGCGCTGAGCAGTCGAGAAATACGCGTCGCAATCGCTATATAGATACGCCAGCGGGGCGAATGCTTTTATGGGATGCAGCGGCCCTTGCGGGACTTTCGCCATATTGCCTCCGGTCACGAGTTGAGGCTGGATGGAAGACGGAAGATCTTTTCAAGCCGTCCGCCGGTTACCGGAGACCTAAGAATGCAAACCTTTGATCTGATAGCGTGGTGCTGACTATGAACCCCTTCCTCTTCTGGCTTGCTCCTTTCGCCCTCCTGCGCCCGACACACGATCAGCGCGTGGCGTTCTACAGCCAGCACGTCGATGCCCAATCGTTCCTACTGGCGCTACCCGCGACGATTGAGGGTGTCGCGAACACGTCGGGATGCTAGCCATGAACGCACTAGACGCATGGCGCTCGCGCCCGATGCAAGTCCGCGTCCTCGAGCCTTGCCCACGTTGTAAGCAGTTAGCCGAGGGCGTCGAGGAACGAATCATCTACGGTGCATGGCTTCAGAAGTTCAAGGAAACCTGTTGCGCTGCATGTGCTCCTGCGGTGCAGCGCGAATATCTTGAGGGGTGTGTGGGATGACCGACAAGGCAGATAACCGGTTCTATCGCGAGGCGGGCGGGCACGAGGCATGGCGCGCCGCTTTCGACGAGCGTCATGAGTTCGACGTTTATCCCGATCACTTCATGACGGGAATGCGCAACGAGTTCTGTGCTGGTTGGCATGCTGCGCTGAAGGGCCAAGCCGCCAGCCAGCCGAAAGTGCTGACGGACGAACAAGTGAATCGCGCTCTAGCTGCATGGTTTGACGTCAACAACGATCCGCGCGACGCAGAGGTCGAGGATCGATTCCGCGCCCGCTTTCGCGCCGCATATGCCGCACTTCTGGAGGCCGCCAAATGACCACCCTACAAACCATCGGCGCTATCTGGGCCTTCGTCGCAGCGTGCAGTGTTTTATTCATCCGTGGCGCCACCAGCCGTCCATCCTCGCGCGAGGAAAGGCGGATGCAGGAAGAACTGGAGGAAGTGTAATGGCTGCAATCACTGGACCGATCAGCACTCTGCCGGGTGCGCATCATTCCGTACCGACTGGGATCACGTGTGACGCCCATCCCGACCGCCCGGCAACGCATCGCGTGCAAGGTGAAACGGACTCGTTCGGGTGTGAGATGGCCGACATGTGCGACGAGTGCTACGCCGAACACAAGGCGGCAATGGCTGCGACGGCAGCTGAGCGCGCGACGGGAACGTGCGAATGGTGCGGCAAGCATGCCACGGACTTGCGCTCGATGCGCGACTACGAAGAAGGCTCGTATGGGCGTCTGTATGACGTCTGCTTCGCCTGCCGTAAGCGTGCCAACGACGAGGCACAGGAAGAACTGGACCGATACGGGTACTACGACTGAGCACCACCGCTGGCGCTGATCGAACGCGACGTGAAGCCGAACGAGGGAACTAGCGGCCCTCAACCTAACAACTGAGGGTGATATGCAAACAAACATCGAAGAACGCGTCAGAACGATTCTGGCGGCGCAATTCTGCGTAGACGCCGAGGAAATCGACCTGTCGGCAGATTTGAAAGAGCGGTACGCCGGCGACTCGCTCGATCAGGTCGAAATCGTGATGACCGCCGAGGACGAGTTCGGGTGCGAAATCCCGGATGACGAGATGTTCTCAATGGTGACCGGACAGCAGTTGGTTGATCTTGTCACGGCGAGGGTTTGAGCATTCTAAGCGACGGCCGCTCTGAGCAGCTAGATTGCCGGGGTCCGTGGAATTCGGGCCAAGAATTGGAGAGAACATGGGCGCTTGCATCGAATTTGAGGGCGGAAAGTCGCCGTTGGGTTACGGCGTCGCACACCTGAACGGGAAAACAGTTCGCGCGCACCGCGTCGCCTACTGTGGGCATCACGGCATCACGCTGGAATCAATCAAGGGATTGTCGGTCCGCCACAGATGCGATAACCCGCCGTGCATCAACCCGAATCACCTTTTGCTTGGTACACATACCGACAACATGCAAGACAAGGTGCTAAGGGGTAGGCAGAGCAGGGGCGAGACGATGGGGACGTCCAAGTTGACTGACGATGCCGTGAAATACATACGGCAAAACCACAAACCTTTCTGCAAGGAAAACGGGACGATAGCCTTGGCTAGGCGGTTTGGCGTGACTAAATCGACGATCTGGCGAGCCTTGTCTAGTGACCTTTGGAAGCACGTAGAAACTGAAGCGAATAGCCGAAAGGGTGGCGCTCATAGGAGTGCCGGCGTTTCCCTGCATAAACCCAGCGGAAAATGGCAGGTTCGATTGAGGGTGAACGGGAAGAGCCATTACATAGGACTTTTCGCAACAGAAGACGAAGGTCGCCGCGCTTATGCAGCAGCGGCTGCCAGATTAAGAATCTAAGCCGCAGCCCGTGGGAAGCGGGCACCTGACGATTGCCGGTTGAACGCAGCCGTCACCCGCCAGGGAAACCACCTAGACACGCAGTACTCCTACATACGGAGACCGAAATGGGAAAGCATGCAAACAGTGCCGCTTACCGCGATTGGGAGCGCCAGCAAAGCCGGAAGGCTGACGAGTATTTCGAGCCGGTTGAGGCGCTAACTGACGACGAGATCGAGCAGCAGTACAGCGACTGGCATTGGGACAAGCAGGACACAGCGCCGCGATCGGTGCGGTTGTGGGACGAAATGGAGACGATGCGATGTGCGACATGAAATCAGCGTTTGACGCCGCGAGCGGCGAAAAGACGCCGTGGAATCCGTCGCGTACTGCAACGGCGCGCGTGACCAATCCGCTCCCGGCACCGACGACATGCCCGAACTGCGGATCGCCCGTCAGCCTAGTGAATAACGAGGAAATCTACGGCATGCCCTACGGGGACTGGCCGTGGGCGTATCGCTGTGACGATCTGGAATGCAACAGCTATGTCGGACTGCACCCGTTCACCGGCATCCCACTCGGCACACTGGCAGACGCACCGACGCGTGAGGCACGCAAAAAAGCGAAGGCTGCATTCAATCCGCTATGGCAGAGCCGCCGCATGAGCCGCGGGGAGGCTTACGCGTGGCTAGCGAAGGCACTCGGTATCAATAGCGTGGGCGATTGTCACATCGGTTGGTTCGGGATTGAGATGTGTGAGCGCGTCGTCAAAGCCATAGCTGCGAGGAAATCAAAATGAGTCTGACAATCGAATATCACGACGGCGCGGTGACGTACATCAGCGACCGCGGCTACGGACTTTTGCGAGCCGAACAGGACAACGCATTGCTTGCTGCAGCCCGCAAGGAAAAGCGGCAAGCAAATATCACCATCGCATCCGGCGCTGGTCTGATCGCCGCCTTTGGCTTGCTGGTTGCCGAAGCGCTTATCCGTAACTCGTGAGGGGACTATGACAACGCCAATGAGCCTTCGCAAATCGATGCGGGCATACACGTCGCATCTAAATCGTGAGCAGCGCCGACAGTGGCTAATCCAGCGCCTTCGGCTGACGCCAAAGGTCAATATTAGCGGATCGTACCTGCCGCCCAGCGTAGCGCGTCAGTACGTGCAGATTGAGTGGTTGAGGGGGGCGGCATGAAGAAGCGCTATCAACTCGAATACTCCGGCGCTAGTCGAATGGTCGTTGAGATCGACCACGACGTTTTCACCGACGCGCACTTCAAGGAATGCAGCGAGTTCTGGTACCAGCCGACGTTCGAAGAGTGGCTGAAGATGGTCTATCGCGTTGCGCTGCGCGACAGCATCGCTACCTGGAGTTCGCTGCGCAGTCTGCGAGAAGGAACCGAGGAAGGGTTCCCGAAGATGGATGGGAGCGCGGGCATCACGATCATCGACTTTGATGACTTCGAGTTCGACGACTTCGAGATTGATATCAGGGAGGGCGCATGACCGATCTACAGACACTCAGTAACGACGCCCTTCTATCCGAACTAGCCCGCAAAGGCCGCGCCCTCGAATGCTTCGAGCGGGCAGATGGACCCGCCTGGTACGAAGAGCGTCAGGCGCGCGAGGCTTGCAAAAGGGCTTACACCGCACTCATTGATGAATGGGTGCGGCGCGGACAACCTAAACAAGGAGAAAAAGGTGAGTGAAACGACAGCATTGACTCTGCCCGAGCGCGCATCGGTCGCGCTTGGCGCACCGAAGTACGAGCAGGAAATCCGCGATCTGGTCGCCAAGACGGTGACGATCACCGAGGTCAAGAACAAAGACGGCCGCGAGCAGTGCCACGGCGCAATGATGACCCTGAAGAACACACGTGTCGCCATTGAAAAGGCAGCAAAGGCAGCGCGCGAGGATGCAACGGCGTTTTCCAAGGCCGTGATTGCAGAAGAAAAGCGGCTCGTTGCGCTGGCCGAACCGGAGGAAGCGCGGTTGCAAGGTCTCCGCGACGCGTGGGACGCAGAGATCGAACGCGAGAAAGCCGCCAAGTCTGCGGTCGAGAAGGCTCGAGTCGACGCCATCCGCGCCAAGATCGACGAGATCAAAGATTGCGTAGTGGTGGGCATGGGCCGGTCATCCGACGAGCTCGAATCAGCCATCAGCGAATTGGAATCGACAGAAATCACGCTCGAAGAGTACGGCGAGTTGTCTGGAGAAGCCCAGGCCGCTCAGGTTGATACGGTCGCCAAGCTCAAGGGGATGCTGGTCGCTCAGTTGGCCCTCGAAGTCGAACAAGCGCGACTAGCAGCCGAGCGTGAAGCGATCGAGCGTCAACGCGCAGAACTCGCCGAGCGGGAACGTCAAGCAGCTGCGGCACGCGCAGAGCAGGAAGCCAAGGACCGGGCTGAACGTGATCGCGTCGAGGCTGAACAGCGGGCAGCGCAAGAGCGTGCTGCCGAAGCGATGCGACAGCAGCAGGCTGAGCACGAAGCACGGATGGCAGCGCAGCAGGCTGAGATTGATCGGCAACAGGCAGAAATCGCCGCCCAGCGTACCGAGGCCGAACGAATCGAGCGGGAGCGGCAAGAGGCGATTGAAGCGGAAGCACGCGCCAAGCGCGAGGCAGAGGAAGCGGCAGAGCGCGCCGAAGCCGCGCGAATCCGCGCCGAACAGGATGCGGCAATTGCTGAGCAGAAGCGCCGTGAGCGCGTGCAATTCATCCTAAACGGCCCTGGCGATGCTGAGATTGTCGGTGTGCTGGCTGAGCACTACGGCGTAGAACAGGAAGCCGTGGCCGAGTGGCTTGCCAAGTTTAATGCGGCGCCGTTTCTCGCGCCCGAGTTTAAGGAGATTGCAGCGTGAGCAACGCAATTGCACTCATCACCGATGAGATTTACGGCGTCCGCGCCAGTTTCGAGGCTGTGAGCGTCGACCGATCGATTAACTTTGAACGAGAGGCAGGGTTCGCGATTCAGATGATCACGGCCAGCGACTACGCACTTGGCGTAGCGATGGGTAACAAGCAGTCGGTCATCGATGCAGTCACGAACGTGGCGGCTATCGGGATCAGCCTGAACCCGGCCAAGAAACAAGCGTATCTGGTTCCGCGCAAGAACAAGATCTGTCTTGACCTTAGCTACATGGGGCTGATCGACCTAGCGGTGCAGGAAGGCGGCATCAAGTGGGCTCAGGCGCAACTGGTCTACGAGAAAGACACGTTCGCGCTGAACGGCATGGACAAGATGCCGCTGCACCAGTTCAACCCGTTCGGTAAGGAGCGCGGTGAGATTGTCGGCGTCTATGTGGTCGTGAAAACTGCGGACGGCGAATACCTGACTCACACGATGACCATTGCTGACGCATATGCAATCCGTGACCGGTCGGACTCCTGGAAGAAGCAGCAGCCGGGTAAGCGCGGGCCGTGGGAAAGTGACCCGGGTGAGATGATCAAAAAGACGTGCGTCAAGCAGGCGTCGAAGTACTGGCCGAAAACAGATCGGCTGGATAAGGCGATTCATTACCTCAATACGGACGGCGGCGAAGGTCTGGCGGAACTGCGCCCGCAGGCACCGGCAGGTTGCGCTGCTGACGTGTTGACCGCATGGTGCAGCAAGGCCAAAGAGGCCGCCAGCGAGGCTGCGCTCCAGACGGTATGGGAGGGTGGATTGGCGATCATCAACGCAAGCGGCGATCGCACGGCTTACAACACGTTCAAGGCTACCGTGAAGAACCGCAAGGAAGAGTTGACCAAGGTTCCAAACGACGGCAAGACGATCGACATGCCGGCCGCCACACCGCAGCGTGAACCGGGTTCCGATGATGTCGATCTGCAAGCGGATTTTCAGCGCCAGATGGCTAAAGAAGGAGCGACGCAATGATTCCGTACATTCTGTCTGAACATGCCCAAGGGACCGCCGAATGGAAGGCTGATCGTGCTGGCAGGGCTAGCGGATCGAAAGCATCAGCCGTTCAGGCGAAGGGTAAGGGCAACGCAGAAGCTTCAACGCGCGCCGATTATCGAATCCAGCTTGCGCTTGAGCGATTGCTAGGCGAGCCGTGCGACGACGACTTTACGTCTCGGGATATTCAGAACGGCATCGAACGCGAGCCATTTGCCCGGATGGCTTTCGAAGCCAGGACCGGTCTGTTCGTCCAGGAGGCCGGATTCGCCTACTGGGAAAAGTTGATGATCGGCTGCAGCGTCGATGGATTCACGGAGGAAAACCGGCGCAATGGGTTTGTCGAGATCAAGTGCCCAAAGAGCAAAACGCATCTTGAGTACCTGACGGACAAACGCCTGCCGCCAACATACCGGCATCAGGTTCTGCATAACTTCCTTGTGACCGGATGCGATTTTGCGGACTTCATTTCCTTCGATCCGAAGATGCCCGAGAAATTGCAACTGTTCGTGTTTCGGGTGGAGCGCAACGAAGAAGAGATCCGCGAGTACGAAATTCAGTTGCGCCAGTTCCTGATGGAAGTCGATGCGACGCATCAGCAACTTGCCCTGATGGCCGCCTGACTACCGCCGCAGCGCGCACGGATTGGCTACGGCGTTTTCCCGGTAAGCCACGCAGCGGCCCCCATTCCCCGAGTACGTCGCCAGTCGGTCCACTGGAGACGCGCGTGTTTGAGGGCGGCTTCGGTCGCCCTCTCTTTTTTCGACACTGACATGGGCTTCGAATACATCCGGAAGTACTACGGCGTACCAGCGGAACGCGGACGCCAGGTGACGTGTTACGGCGAGCGCGGCGTGATCGTTGGAACTCACGCTGCCTACATCACAGTCGTGATTGACGGCGACAAAAGCGAGCGGAAACGCAATTACCACCCGACCGATCAGGTTGTGTATGGCGGCGTCATCGATGCGTCAGCGTTGCGTGAATGGAAATGCTTGGCCCCATGGCGCGATGAATGGGAGTCGGACGCGTGGTTCTCCGTGACCGCGAGCTCGCGCAGCAAGGCTCGATATGAGGCCTTCCGATACCTCGGCGATATAGCTGACCTGGATGGCAAAGACCTGATCCGAATTCGCGTCAAGGCGGTGCCGCGAATCAAGGCCTGCGCCGTTGCTGAAGACGCCGACGATTGCGATATTCCCTTCTAACCCCCTCCGCGCATCCCCGATAGGAGGGGCGCGGAAACAATGAGGTCGGCGTATGCCGGCGAGTGAGATGAGCGAATCTATTGAGCAAGCATGCCCCGAGTGCGGCGCATTGTGTCTGGTCGACGATGGAAGCTATGTCGCGATCGAATCTCTACCCATTGCGCCGGCAGCAGATGCGCAGCCTGTGGCGATAGTCGAGTCGTGGACGAACGGTAGCTATCACCGAAACTACAAGCTTCGGTGGCTGCGTGACGTCGACTCTGGAGTGCAGCTTTACGCCGCCCCCACCGAAAAGGTGACAGCCGATGCGGGAGCGCGTGACGCGCTGCTGGGCGAGCTTTACTACATCGCACGCGAGAAGTCGAAGCGTGAGTTTATAGATGTGGCCCGCGCCGCTCTGGCCGCCCAGCCGTCTGACGCCGCACTGGTTGATGCGCTCATGTTGGAGGCTGAGAAATTCTGGTGGAATGACGGTCCCGAAAGGAAGTCGACAGATGCGATGAATGCCGCAAAGCAGGCGTTGCTCGCACGTCTGTCCGCCCAGCCGTCTGACGCCGCTGCGGAGCCGGTGGCGTATACGACTGCCGAACGCCTGAAGAAAATCGCAGAGCGGAACCGCCACGTCGATACGATGTGGCCCGCGTCAATGCGCAATGAGGGCGATATTCCGCTCTACACCGCCCCGCAAGCACCGTCAGCGCCAGCCGTCGATGCGCTGACTACCGGAGCGGTGGAAGGCGTTGAATACCTTGGACGTGGTATTGAGCCGCCGGATGGCGACAAAGAACATTGGCGGCGTCTTTACCTGGCCGAACGTGAGTGCCGCCAGCAATGGCAAGCAAGCGCGATGCTCGCCGCCCACCCCGCCACCTCGCCTAAAGCGCAAGCACCGTCAGCGCCAGCCGTCGATGCGCTGACTACCGGAGCGGTGGGAGAGGCGGGGGACGCCGAGTTTCTCCATCCCGCGACGCAAGTCTATTTCCGCGCGGGTCTGCTGGCCTGCCGCGAATACATGGCGCGGTTCGTCGAATGCGACAGCCCAATCCATGCGGCGTCGATCCGCGCTAACTGGTGGCCTAGCCTTGGGCAAGACTTCGGCGCGCCGCGTCAACTACGGTGGGACGAGATGACCGTAGGCGAGTACGGAGAAGACGATTTCCGCGCCAAGACCGCTGACGAGGTTTCGCCGACGCAAGAGGCGTTGCCGATCGCGCTGCAGTTCCTTCTGTCGCTTGATCCGGGTAACAGGCGCAAAAGCGTCACGATCGACATGGGGCTAGAGCAATCATTAATGAGGGGCCTGTCCAACCCCGCCAGCGAGCCTCAATCGGAAGCGATTAAGAGCGCGTATCGGCGAGGCTTCATGGCCGGATGGAACGGAGAAGGAGAGGCGCTATCAGCCAGCGAGCCGAAAGCGCCAGCACCGTCAGTCGAGCAGCCGCTGAGCGATGAGCAGATTGAAACTCTCATCCGCATGCACTTTATCACCATGAAAGATGACGAAGGCCAAGGGTTGCATCCGTACTACAAAGACGCGTTCCGCGATGGTGCCAAGTTCGCCCGTGCACTGCAACCCGCCCATACCGCAGGCGGTCAGTCATGAGCGCAATCATCAGCCCATGCGGCAAGTTCCGCTTTCGACTCGATCGCAATGTGATGTTCACGGGCGGCCCCACGTATGCATTCTTCGGTGTGAATCCAAGCACCGCTGACGCCGCGTTGGACGACGCGACCGTGCGCAAATGGATAGGGTTCGTCAAGCGATGGGGCGGCCGGCGTTTCATCGTGGGTAATGTGTCGGCTTACCGAGCTACGGACGTCAAGAAGCTCGCCGACGCGCTGATCACGACACCGCAATGGCGCGAGAACCTGGATCACATCGCCGACATCGTTGCCGAGGCCGATGTGCTAGTCCCGTGCTGGGGCAATCGGTCGAAGGCGCCGCGGCACCTGCATGGCGACTTCGACATGGTGCTAGCCATGCTGCAGACCAGCGGAAAGCCTGTCCGCCATTTCGGTTTGACAGCCAGCGGCGATCCCAAGCACCCGTTAATGCTCGGCTACAGCACACCGTTGGTCGAGTTCCGCGCCCTTAAGGATGGACAAGAAAAATGAGTGACCTGATCAAACGCCTGCGATCGGAGGCTGACTACGCCATCGCACGCGTGGCCGCGATACAAAACCGTGGATACCTCGGCGACGCTAAGGCGTTGCAGGACCTCGGCGATGCAGCACTTGAGGCCGCCGACGCCCTCGAAGCCGCCAACGCTCGCATCGCGGAGTTGGAGGCGCTGCTGGTCAAGGCAAACGATTCGTGGCTTGCCATGTCGAGTATCGCTGCCAATGGCTCTGACAGCGCGAGGCATGCGGAGCGGTATCGGTGGCTCGCCTCGCGCTTCGTCGGTGCTGACTTCGACTGGAATGAACAGGGAGTCAAGGTTCTGTGCTTTGAGATAGACGGCGATTTCCGCGTGAGCGCCGACGTCGGAGCATCTATTGATGCCGCCAAGGAGAAAACGAATGTCTGAATGGCAACCGATTGAGACGGCACCGAAAGATCGCGAGATCTGGGCCTACAACGGCGAGCAGGCCCGCATGATATGGAGCGAAGGCGATGATTGGGCATTGTGGATCTGGGCGGACGAACTGCTGAGTGAGGTCGACCCATCGCCTGAGCAGCCCACGCATTGGATGGTGCTACCAAGGAACCCGATATGAAACCCTATGCCCTCACTATCAGCTTAACTACCGTTGTTATGGCTGATAACGAACAACATGCCCGAATCGTTGCCGAGCATGAGAAGCGCGAGATATTCGGCGACGTCTATGGCGACCAGATCAAATATTCGCCAGCCACGGAAATGACCTGCGAGGCCGACCTTAACAAGGTTGGTTGGGATGGCCTGAGTCTACCCTATGGCGGGGATGGAAATACCCGCATGAAAGACATTCTCGCAGCGCTCGAAGCCGAACCAGAGAGGGATACAAGGACGATGGATATGTTTCAGGAGCAGGCGGGATGATTCAAGCACGATTCCATGTGAACGCGGAAGACCCGCGCCCGGTCAACTGGCCGATCAAGCATCCGTACTGGGTGACTGGCTATGGCGACGGCCACGCGATCATTGTTGCGTATGCCGATGATGAGGATGAGATCTATCGAAACTGGCCGGATGCCGAAGTGTTCACGTTCGTGCACGGCGTGACAGGCTACACGTTCACCGATCGGTTCGCGAAGCCAGATTGGTTCAAGGGGGCGCAATGAACAGCCGCCAGCGACGCAAGGCGCGACGCGAGGAAGAGAGGTTCATTGCCACACCAGAAGGCTCGCAGCTTGTAAAGACACTGGACGAGTTCCATGAATACGTTGCCGGATACCGTCGACAGCGCACGTCAACGGGATGGCCATTCAACAGCAGGATGCAGAACGTGGCTAAGGGTGGGCGATGACCGATGACGCCTACCAAGCGCTTCGAGACGCCGTGAATCTGGCGCGCAGCCAGTACATTCGACGGGTGGGCGCTCTGCGCGCTGCACTACTGCAGCGCGGATGGTCCGAACAAACCGTCAACGAGGCTATACAGGCATGGGCGAATTACGAGAGGTCGAAAGAATGAGCATCAAGATCGCAGAGCCGATGACTTATACGTGGATTTGCAGCCATGGCAAGACGTTAGGTGAACCGTGCCGACAGTGCGATATCGCCCGCGCGAAGGACGTCATCAATCAGTGGGGTGATGAGGTCGACCGAGCGCGGCGAATCGTCGGAAGTCGTCATCTATATGACGAACTGATCGAGGGAATCGACGCCCTGCAAGGCATTTTGAGGGATAGGAAATGAGCACGAGCTACGTCGTCTTTTGCGACGTCTACAACGATCCAGTTTGGGGCCCGCAGTTCATCGAGCATCCAAATTCGGGGCTGGTCCGCGTATTCAGGAATCGCCTGCGCAAGGCGGTTTTCGAGTACGTCGGCTGCCCGGCCATCAAGTTCGATCTTGATGCGGTCCGCAAGCGATATCCGGTGTGCAAGTACGCGGACGAGAATGCGGAGCCGATTTCATACGGGCACAGGCGGGCGCCATTGCCGGACAGGAAGCAGGCGGCATGATCGAACGCAACCTATTCCGCGAGTTGGCCGATGGACTGGACGCACTAAATCGCGAGCGCGAAGGCCACGGCTTGCCACGAAAGATCAAGATCACTCGATTTCGCTTCCGAAAGATGCGCAAGACATATGGCGAAAGTTGCTGATTCCGGTTCGACACAGGTTCCGCACTTCAATGGTTGTGCGGCGTTATGGACTCGTAGGGAGGTTGCGATGACTGGCCGTTGGAAGGCATTCGGTCGAGGGGTGTGGACCGGCTACTGGCTATCGTGCAAATGGCTGTCGCCAGCATGGTTCGCGCTGGTGGCGTACCTGATATGGAAGCACGTGTAGATGGATGCGGCGTTTGAACGAATCCGGGCTGTCACGGCCCGTGAATGGTTTGGGAGAGGAAGATGAATACAGTGTTTTATCTCGACCTGCAGAGTGTTGCAGAGTCGTTGTCGCTCTCGACGGCGACCGTGAAACGGTTGGTCGCCGCGGGGGATTTGCCGAAACCACGCGCGCTGACCGGAAAGCGTGTCGGCTGGCTGGCCCGCGAGATTGAAGCGTGGGCCGAAGCGCGCCCGACGTCAACCATGCTCCCGCCGCCCAGCAAGGCGGCATAGTTCGGCATCCACCTTGGATAGCCATTCGCGTCGCTCGTTGTCGTAGCGGTGCCTGTTATATACGCCGGCGACCCCGCCGAGCACGTGCCCAATGATCGCCTCTGCGACTTCATGCGGGCATCCCAATCTAGCCAGCATCGTCCGGATCGTCCGGCGTAGGTCGTGAAGCGCCCAGTGCGTCACGGTGAGCGTCGGTGCGCCATAGGCATGCTTGACGTTGCTGTACGGCTGGCATCGGTAAATCATCTCCTGGACGGTTTTCTGGATCGTATGCGATTTGACCCGCTTCGCCGGGAATAGATAGCCCGAGCCGAGTTCATCCCGACGCCGCTGGACAATCTCCAGCGCACGTCCGACCAGGGGCACGCGATGATCGGTCGCGCTCTCGACGTTGGCGTTCTTCGTCTTCGCCTTTGGGATCGTCCACCAGACGCCATCGCGCTCTTTGGTGATCTCTGACCCTTCCATCGCCATGATTTCAGCGCCGCGCGTGCCCGTCCACAGGTAGAGCGTCACGGCATCCTGAAGCAGGGTAGGGGACAGCGGAAGCCACGCTAGCAGTTCGGCGAGTTCATCATCGCTGAGAACGCGCTTGTCCTTGGTGCGCTCCCCGGCGCGGAGTCTGCCGGTCGTCTTCAAGCGGCCTTGCATGATCTGCCGCCACCAGTTCGGAGTCGAGCTGGGAAGCTTTTCGGCGTCCATGGCGTATTCCCACGCCGCGCCCATTTCACTCCGGAGTCGGCCAGCCATGGTGGGGGCTGTCTTGCCCTTGTCGTCGATCAGCTTGAACGCCTGTTGTCGGGTGATGGATTCGGGAGCAAGGTCGGCGATTGGCTTGATGCCGGCGCGGATCAGGCGTATGGCGTTTGCGCTGGCGGTCGCGCCGCGGTGACGCTCGATATGACCGGCGATGTAGTCCTCGCACAGCGTCCGGACGTTGTAGGGCTGCCTTACCTCAGATTCGCCCTGTCTTTTCCTACGCTTTTCGGCGGAAATATCTACGCCGGCGCTGCGGGTTGTTCTCGCAGATTCCCACGCCGCGATCGCAGAGGCGTAGGTCATCGCCGGCCACTCGCCGAGTTTCGTTTGCTTCATGCGCCCGTCAATGGGCGACTTGTAGCGGTACGTCCAGCTTCGTTTTGCGGTCGTTGCCTCGATTCGGAGGCCGGGGAAACCGTCAATGCTGACGTGGGTTCCCGGAGCCATGAGCTTTATTTTTCGGGCGTCGAAGGCCATCGGCGTAGGTTTGGCGTAGGGAAAGCGGAAATCCTACGCTGCCGCATAACCTTTGTCGATGGATCATGATCTGACATGAGCCGATATAATTTTGAGGTAGAATGACATGCAGCCGCTACAGAAAAGGCTCTCAGGACGAAAATCCAATGCTGGCGTAGGTTTGCGGGGCAACCAAAAAACCACGCCGTAATTTGATGATGAAATGACTGAAGCCTTTTCTGGTGCGGCTCTGTGGTGAAACCTACGCTCTAACCTACGCCGCGTAGGCGAACCGCAGCGAGCGGGACAAAGGGGTGTTCGCGCGCCCCGATGTCCCTTACCACAACCGATCCTTATTGGAGAATCGGCAGATGGCTGACGCCAATCATATCGCATTGACCAGCGAGACCGCTCTGCGCCGCTGCTATAAGTGTTGCACAAGCAAACCGATCATTGATTTTTCAGTATGCAATGGCAAGCCGACAACCCTATGCAAGCCATGCAAGAGGGTGCAGGGCCGGGAATATAGCGCCAGGAACCGCGAAAAAATACGGGAGCAGCGCAAATCAAGGTGGCTAGATAAGAAGGCGGCCGCCGTACCGAAGCGACCGTTGACGCTTGACCGGTTGAAGGAACTGATGAGCTACGATCCGGAAACCGGCGCCTTTACCGTCGTCGCTACAAGATTTGGACCGCGCAGCAAGGGAGATTCTGTTGGCCATCCAAACGGGAAAGGATACCTTGCGACGATTATCGACGATCATTCAATTCTGCTGCATCGCCTCGCATGGTTCTATGTTCATGGCAAATGGCCCGATTTCCATATCGACCATATTGACGGGAACAAGTCCAACAACGGGATTTCTAACCTAAGAGACGTGCCAGCGTCTATTAATCTACAGAATCAGAGGCGCGCCCACAAAGGGAACAAGAGTGGTTTCCTTGGGGTGACTGTGCACTACGGTAAATTTGTCGCTCAAATACGGGTGGAGAATAAGGTGATTAATCTAGGGCGATACCCGACCCCGGAGTTAGCGCACGAAGCCTACTTGGATGCCAAACGTAAAATGCACGAAGGCAATACACTATGACTGGCTGCCCGGCGGATGACGTCTGGGCGAAACTGGCCTATGTGTTCGCATCGCGGAAATGATCGAAGCGACGGATTTGATGCACGCGACGCTTCAGAAGCGTCCGTTTTCAAGTGCCGACTGGCTGTTCGAATGGAAGTACGACGGGTTCCGCTGTCTCGTGCGCAAGCAGGGCGATCAGGTCGATTTGATCAGCCGCGAGGGCAAGCCGTTCAACCTATCGTTTCCCGATGTCGTGAAGGCTGTTTCTGCGGTGCCAGGCGATTTCGTGTGGGATTCGGAGCTAGCCATAGGCAGTGGCCGCGGTGCCGTCGAGTTCGCCAGTCTCCAGCAGCGTGCCCGAACCGTATCGCCTAGAAGCGTCCCCGCCGCCGTCAGGAATTGCCCTGCGCGACTGTACGTCTTCGACATGCTCAAGCAGGGAAGGCAGGACATACGCGATCGGCTATTGGTCGAGCGCAAGGCGGCGCTGCGTGATACCTTCGACGACACGCCGACGCTGGTCTATGTGACGGATGTTGAGACGGTTGGTGAGCTCGTTTTCGAGCAGGTGACGAAGCACGACTTCGAAGGGATGGTCTGCAAGCGGAAGGATTCGCTCTACGTGCGCGGTCGGTCGCTGCAGTGGATAAAGGTCAAGAATCCGGGGTATAGCAGACCGGCTGCGTTGGGGTTTGGAAGAAAATAGGAGAAGCGATGAACGAAGCAGCAACAAAGGCTGGCGAGTATCACCTGTTCTTCTGGGGTAGCGTCAACAACGATGGGCTGGCAACGGCGAAGTTTGGCCCAGATCGAGATTACTGGTTTGCGGCGCCCGAGCAACGCGCCATATTCAAGGCCAACGTTTCACTGTTCGCCAAAGCAGCCGGCCAGATCGTCTGCTTCGCCGAGCACGATGGCCCGATGGCCCTGAAGCGCACCATAGCCAAAATGACGATGGTTCACGACGGCAAGCGCTACCCATATGAATATGACTTCGGATATGGCCACGATGCGGATGGGGCTGACTTCATGTTTCACGAAGGCAACTATGCATGCGACTGCAACTTGAGCATGTTCCTTCAGCAGACATATCCAGATGCGGGGATTGCCGAACTTGAATGCGGAGACTCGATCGACATCGAGGACTTCGAGATTGAGTATCGGGACTAAGGAGAAACGATGAGCAACGACAGGGAGTTGTTGGAGTTGGCGGCGAAGGCTGCGGGGGTTGTCGGCAACCGGGATTCAGACGGCGGCTACGTCTATATGGCCGGCAGCGGTCCGAGTCTGCACGTGGTGAAGTGGCATCCATTGAAGGATGATGAAGATGCTTTCCGCCTAGCCGTGAAGCTCGACATCAGCCTACGGCAGCAGTTCGCGATGGTGGTTGCCGAGTACCCATGCGTCGATGCGGAGTTCAACGAGCGGAACACGATCTGCGAGGGCGTCCTTGACGATCACTGCGCATCGTCGCGCCGGGTGATCGTGCGTGCCGCCGCCGCGATGGCGAAGACAACCGCTTGACCGATTTCGAGCGGGATTGATGGATTTCGAGGGAGGAAGTGTGAAGGTATCGGAACTGGAAGGCGCGTTGTTGGACTACTGGGTGGCGAGGGCTGAAGGATTCACGAACACGTTCGAAGCGTTCAAAGATTCGCCGACGCCGTATTCGTCGAAATGGGAATATGGCGGCCTGATCATTGAACGAGAACGCATCGACATCAACACAACAGTCGACGGATGGGGGGCATACTGCGACATCAATACTCGCATGCCTGGATCGACAGCATTGGAAGCTGCAATGCGTGCCTACGTGGCTTGGAAGTTTGATGATGAAGTAGAAGGCGCGCCGCACGAAGCGGGCTGATTGATGCGCTGCCGAGTGGCAGGCTGGAGGATGGATTATGAGGATTTCAATGGCGACTTACGCTCCGCCACCGCCGACGCGGATCGGCGATGAGGAGGTTATCGAGGCATGGGCGACTGGTCGGTATCGTTTCTACCAGTCGGCACCCGTCTGCATCCCGGTCACGCAGTTCCAGTACTGGATGCGTACGCAGAGCGGAGAAGGATTTGTGTGGCTGTCTGAGTGATCCAAAACCTGCGGGCAATGGATTTGCGCTCAAGGGCGCGGGAGGAAGGATGACGTTAAAGCGCGCAATAAAGACGACTTACGCGGGCATCGGACTATCGGCTATGACGTTGCTTGCCATAAAGGAGCCAGCGTTGCTGGGCATTCTTGTTGCGGGTACGGTCTCGTTCCTGCTGCTGATCGTCTTTGGACTTTGGGTGACAGAGGATTGATCGTCGCCAATGGCGAGAGGGAGGGGTGCGGCCAATGCCGGATCGCTGTTTATGGCGATTAGAGCGGTGTAACGGTGGGTTTATGAATAATGCAGCCGAACAACACACAAGGACAACGCTATGGGTTACACGTTCAGGGTCGGCAACGCTGTGCCGTCGCACAACAAGGATGACTTTCCGTATCTGAGCGCACGATGGGAAGTCGAGGGCGCAACGAGCGACGAAGCGCCGGTCTTCGAAGGCGACGAAATGACCGGCAACACTAACGAGCGGTCGCCGTCTTATACGGTATGGAGCGACTTCTGCAAGGCAACCGGCCTGTACGAATTCTTCTACGATGAGCGCGGGCACCTGCATGCTAGTCATCCAGGATGTGTCGGCATCACAAAGGAAGACGCCAATTTCGTGACAGCAGCGCTTAACCGCTACCGAGCGAAATCGACGCTTCCGCCTGGTTTCGAGAAGGAATGGGATTATGCCGGGCCAGCCAACTTCGACTACAACTTGGCGCGCCTCATGTGGCTCGAATATTGGATGCAGTGGGCGGTGAATAACTGCGAGACGCCAGCCATCCAGAACACCTGACACAGTCCGTGGGCTGTTAAACGCGAATACAACCCACAGACTGTTTTATGCCAGCGCCTCAATCACCCGGGCGATAGCATGATCCCGCACATTGCCAAGCGGCAAGTCTGGCTTTCCAATGTGCGTCAGATAGGCTGCGTGATACCAGCCAAGCGGAACGTCAGGCACGATATCGTTGCCGTTCTTGTACAGATGAACCGGCACCCGGGCGAGCAGCGTCCGCACGCCGAGATCGGGACTCACGCGCGGCGGTTCGAAGCCGTACGCGGCAACCGGAGGGTTTCCCGATGCAGTCATCTCGACTGCGGCTGCGATTGCGATGGCCGCGCCAAGAGAGTGACCGACAAGCGTTACCGGTTGCCCCTTGATCGCGGCGAGAACCGGAATGGAGATAGCCTGCCACGCTTGCCAGAATCCTCGATGAAACTTGCCAGCACCAGGCACCGACACAGGCATGACGTCTAAGTCGGCACCCCAGCAATCGAGGTTGTCCGTGCCCGGGAAGGCAATGACCAGCCCCGCCGCAGTGTGCCGCACGATGGCCCGGGAAGCGCTGTCCTCGTCGCCGATGTCTGGCTTCGCGCTGTACGCTTCTTGGGCCAGCAGAGCGTAGTCGCGGGGGCTCATCTTACTGGCTCGCCGCGACAGGAGCCGAAGCGGCTTGTGATGCAGCAGCATTCTGAACCGCCGTCACCGTCCCAACGCCAAGCTCAGCCAGAAGGATCGCGCCTTGAATCTGCGCCTTCTTGTTCTGGTCGAGCACCGCATCAGGAGCCGCACCGACGATCGCGCTGACAGCCGGGAACACCGTCGCAACGAACTTGGCGGGCGTATCCGTCGAGATGGTCGCTCCGGCAGCGCACGATGCATCGGCGATCGGCTTGGCGTCGGCGATCTTCGATTGCGCGTCTGCCGGGATGAGCGCGGTCAAAGTCGGGGCGAGCGCGAATGCTTGTTGCACAGACGGGCAGACCGCAGCGACAAACTGGGCGGGCGTGAGTTTGACGACAGGTGCCGAGCCATTGCAAGCGGCGAGAGCGATAGACGCGACAAGTCCTGCCGCGACAGCAGCATATTTGCGAAGCATGGTTTTTCCTTTATGGGGCGAGCTTGATTGCGGCAGCAGCAGCGCTTGAGACGGCGCCAGCTATGGCCGTGGTGGCTTGGGACTGAGCGGTGATAGGTGCGGTAGCGCCGACGCCGAGTTCGGAGAAGTGAACGGTGATCGTGTTGCCGGGAGTCATCGAAAGATCGAACGTCAGCGAACTGATGTCCTTTCCGTTTTGGGCTGACGCACGGCAGCACACCATCTGCTTCAGGTCGGGCTGGTAGAACGGTTCGACGCTATACGTCGCGGTCCCCGCACACCCAGCCAGCGCGCAGCAGAGCAGGGCGACGGCGAGCTTATTCATTCGGCTATTCGGTGTAGAAGTGAACCGGCACGATGCGACAGTTCATGACGCCTGCACTACCAGTGCAAACAGAGACGCAGCCGGAAAGAAGCAGGGCGGCGATGAGGGTTAGGCGGATCATTGCGGAGTGGCTGGTGCAGCCTTGGCGGAACGCGATGCGAACCAGTTGTAGCCAGCATGCAGAACCAGAACGATGCCGCCAGCGATCAGGGCAGACAGATTAGACGGCGCTGCGCCGTGGAAGCCACTAAGCGCCCAGTTGACGGTTGGAACGAGATCAGCCGCACCGATGGTCAGGCCAGATGTGACTAGGGGATTGCTGTTCATAGATGCTCCGGATCGTGGTGAATGACTTCATCGGGCGTGAATTGCTCGCCGTCTGCCAGATACCGCTGCATGATCCAAAGGCTGAACGGAATCGTATGGATGCCCGTGCCTTTCGCGGTATGGTGGGTTTTGCAAAGCAGGACGCCTTGCGCTTCCATGTTGTCGACGAACGAGTAGGGATTCGTTTCGTCGAACTGAGACCAGTCCCAGTGAGGAAAATCGGCCTTGATGCGGTCCCATCGCAACTTGCCTTCGGCGAAGCTTCTCTCGACGCCGAAGTGATGGGCTTCCAATGGCGCGCCGAGTTCGTCTTCCGCCTGACCGCAAATCCAGCAGCAACCAGGCTGATCGCGTGGCAGGGTGAATGCGGGCTCGACCTTGCCGAAGAGGGCTTGCTTCGTGCGGCGAAACAACGGAGTCGTCACGCGATCGGCATGCGCCGGTGTGAGGACGTCCACCGCGAGCGTTTCACGGAGTTCGTGTGCTTGGGTCATAGGTCAACGTGAAACGCATTGAACGGACAGCGATCTGCAATCCGTGCGGGGAGGGGTGGAGTTGGTGGTGAAGGTGAAGGTCACGTTGTATGTCGTGTTCGCGACCCCGCCCGACAGCCAGGCGATGAGCAGTGCACCGGCGACGCCACTCGCATTCGCGCTGATGCTCGAGCTATTCACGGTCAGACCGGAGTCGGCCGCCACGGTGAGCGACACGACTTGCTCGCCAGGTGCGAGCCATGGCTGATAGATCTGCGTGACTGGGGCGCTGAGATCAAAGCCGTAGTCGAGAACTGCGCTTACGCGTTTTTCAATCGTCGGCGTGATTACTGGGACCGCCATGGGCCCTCCAGAAAAGAAAAACCCCGCACTTGGCGGGGCTAGGCTGCGACTTTGATAATTCGCCTTTCGGCTGGGATGGTTGCGAATCGCGGTTCAGATGTAACGTTGAAGACGCGACGCTCGCCATAGACGGGGTACGTGTCGACAGGGGCGGCGATGATTGGCCCCGCAACACCAGATGCCGCACTCACATTCGGCGCCTGGACATCACTCGCAGAACCGCTGATGACGACGAGCCCGACAGCCAGCGAGACGTTTTGCGCCTGCGTCGATGCGCCGGCACCCGTTATCGGAGCGCTGCCCGTCGAGCCGGATGCCGTGGAGACATTGACTACCTGGATCGAAGCAGCTGATCCCGATACGAGGGCCGAACCCGATGCAGCAGCAACGTTCTTACCCTGCGCCGATGCGGACGAGCCCGCGACAATGACGCCGCCAGAAGCAGCGGAGACGTTAGGCGCCTGTGTGCTCGCGCCAGCGCCTTGCGAGACATTGCCGATAGCGCCAGATGCATTCGAAGTGTTCGGCGCTTGCGTGCTCGAAGCCGATCCGCTGATGCTTGCCGACCCGCTTGCAGCGCTGGCGTTCTTCTGTTGCGTCGACGAGCTCGAACCGGAGACTAGCGCGGATCCGGAAGCAGACGATGTGCTGGACGCCTGACTCGACGACGAAGCACCGCTGATTGAAACCGCGCCGACAGCGGTGGAGACGTTCGTCGCCTGCGCGGATACTGACGAGCCAGAGACGACTGCCGATCCTGATGCAGCCGAGGCGTTCTTCTGTTGTGTGCTGGCTGCTGCGCCGGAGACAGTGACGGATCCAGAGGCCGCCGATGTGTTGGCCGATTGCGTTGATGCGCCAGTGCCGGTGACTACGATCTGAGTATAGGTAATGCGGATCTGGCCGCGACCGGCCTGGCCGCCGACGCCGCCATTGCCCGCGCCGTTCGCACCACCGCCACCGCCACCGGTATCGCCGCCAGCGCCGCCCGGCTGCTGCGTGGCGCCGCCTGTATCGCCTGTGCCGCCACCGCCGCCTGCGCCGTTCGCGCTGGCCGTACCTGCACCGCCAGCGCCTGCGCCACCCGTTCCACCCGCACCACCTGAACTGTTATCCCCGGCACCGCCTGCGCCAGCGTTGGCTCCCGATCCGTTCGAACCCGCGACGCCAGCACCATGGGGACCCGCAGAGCCACCGCCGCCACCAGCTGCCCCCGCGGCTGCACCGTTACCGCCCTTGCCGCCACTGAATCGGGTCGTACCGATACCGACAGTCGAGTCGCCGCCTGCGCCACCCGTGAGCGTGCTGCCGTTGCCGCCACCCTTGCCACCCTTGGCTGCAACCGTCGAGGCCGCGAAGGTGGGCGCACCGAAAAACGTGTCGTCACCATCGGTACCCGCGACACCAACAGTACCCGTGGCCGCGCCACCTGCTGCATTGCCTGCAATGTGATACGAATTGCTGGCCGAGATCGTGACGTTAGCCGATGCCGAATACGCAGCGCCGCCACCACCGCCCGATGAACCCGATGCGCTGTTACCACAACCGCCGCCGCCTCCCGCGCCCGACCAGACCTCAACGAGATCGACGACAGTCGGACAGTCAGCGGGACGAGGCCATGTACCGTCTCCTGCAGTCGTGAGAAGGACGGTCTTTTGAGCCATGGCTAGTTGCCGTTAGTGAGGGTCCAACTCGTGATCTGCACCGTCTGCCCGGTCGCGATGCTCGTGTTGTTGATGTTCAGATCTGCGCCAGAAATTGCGACCGTTCCATCAACCAGTGCCGTGCCACCCGACGTCGTGAGGCGATACCACGTTGCCGTCGTGCCGCCAGCCGCGCCGGCCGTTCCCGTGCCATTGCCAATTGCGCCAACGGTCAACACGCCAGCGGAAGCCGTACCGAAAGTGGCGGCGCATGTGTGCGTCGAGAGCGCGATTTGCGAAGTGATCGCCGTGTCAGGGCTGGCAGGCTGCGATCCGCTATAGAGCGTCAAAACTGCGCTCGCGCCGGCAGCCGTGCTAATTGCCGCTTGCTGATTGTTTTTCAGTGCCGTGCTGTACTTGAGATTGGAGGCCATGTAATTCCTGTGAGATGAGGTCTAGATGGCCCATCCGGCCTATGGGCGTGTTTGGATAGCCGATACGTTGTCGGCGTTTTATGTATGTGAGAGGTAAACCAATGAATACGCGTCAGACAGTTATCCACGCGGATTCGATGCAGAGGGATAAGGTCAGAGGCTTAGCGACTTCTTTCCGGCACCGTATAAGGCGAGGCGCTCGGAGTAGCCTGCGAGGCCGCCATTGATCGCCCGCGTGATGCCATCGAGCCTTCCCGCATCCGCCAGCTTGTTCAGATCGCGCGAGTCCCAGAACCAGCCAGCGGCAAGCGCCGCATTGCACGGCTGTTCAAGCAACTCAGGATGTGAGTCGAGAGGCAGCGCAATCGCCTTACCGCATGAGGCGTAGTTGTCGCGAAAAGTTATTTGCAGCAACGCTCTTCCTCGAAATCTGAAGCCGTCTCCGCTCGCCTCGTCACCGTTCCCATACCGGTTTGCATAGACGCGATTCGCGATGCGCTGCGGCTGATGCTCGTACTGCGCCGCCTGGACAGCGTTGAAATATTTCGGGAACGTGGTGAGCAGACCGGTCGCGCTGTAGTTCAGGTTCTCGACGACGGCGGTTAGGCGGGCGGATTCGACGCCTACGTTGGCGAGGAAGGCGGCCACGCGGAGGGGCGTGTTGATGGAGTAACGGTCGCAGGTGGATTGGAGCGGGGCGACCCATTGCGCCGAGCGCAGAACGGTAGCGCCGCATGCGGCAGCAACAATGGATGCGCTCAAGTTCATGTTTGCCCCGGAAATTTCCCATGCATAAGACCCCAGACCGCAGCAGCAAACGCGATGAACGGGCCGAACCACACGACCAGCTTGCGAAGAACGCGACCGGTCGCAGTGAAGAAGCCGATACCGCCCTTGGCGAGCTTTAGCAACTCGACCAGCTCTTTCGTGTTCGACTCGACGCGCAGTGTTGCTTCGGTGTTTGTCGATAACTCAGCGCGCCAATCTCCGACTTGCTGCTCGATCGTGCTCATGCGTTGCTCCAGGGCGGTGATGCGTTCATCGCCATGCGTGTGTGAATGGTTCAAAGGGGAGCCCCGAATGGAAAAGCCGCACTCGGGCGGCTGGTTGGTCGTGTTTTGATTGAAATCTGGGCCGGTCGTCGAAGTGAACCGCCCGCCGCCGACAGATCCTTGCTAGACAAGGGAATCAACGATTTTTGATGCCAAAAATGGACATTTGCTCGCCATGGTGGATGCGCATTGCGCCGCTCGCCGTGGAACCCTTGATGGACAAGGCTCTGCGGGATTCAGAGACGGGAAAATGGTGGTTTTGCGCGCTCCCGCTGCTCGCCGCGTCGTCGAAGCCGGGACAGACGTAAAAAAGCCGCCTCGTGGGCGGCTTGATGGCTGGGCGATGGGTTATTTCAGGCGGCTTTCTGAAACCAGCCCGCATCTGTATCCTGGAAGACCATTTTCTCTTCCTCTTGGCGGTCAAGATCCGCGGCTCGCTCAATCATTTCCTTGAGCTTGATGTTGCCATCCACAGTCTCAAGATAGATGGCCCGAAACATTCTGTCAGCAGTCTTGGGAATCTTCCCGCGTCGCTCCCAAAGCGCAATAGTTTGCTCGGTAGTTCCAAGAAGATCGGCAAGGCGATGCTGGGACAGGTCAAGCTCCTTGCGAAGGAACCGGAATTCCGCTCCTGTCAGATGGCTTTTCCTTGCTAGCCGACGGCCAATGGCGAGGTGCAGTCCGTCAGCATCTTCGATGGACACCGCGTTGCCGTACTTTGTTTCCTTGACGTGATAGCCGTTGGCCAGCCACACGTTTTGCAGCCCAACTTCGGTGTAGTGGTACATGGCTTACCCCTTAAAACGCTGTAACTACGATGACCCAATCGCCGCCATCATCTCGCTCCAAAGCCGCCGCCACGCTTACATCATCCCCGGCATGGCGCCACGTCAACGTGCATTGCCAATTTCCTTTGATGTTGATGCGCGCCGGCTCTGATACGTAGCCCTTTCTCAGGCACTCATATACCTGCCTAGGAGCAATCTGCCTTTCCCGCATCTTTTGCTTTGCGTGCGGCGTCATATAGACGCGCGCTGTCTCGGCGGCAGCCTCGCGGATCAACCGTTGAAGATTGGTGTCGTTCAGCTTTAGCGGTAGGGGCTGGATCGGCATACCCATAATTATTATGGGTGTCGTTGGGGAAAGCAAGGAGAATTTATAGCAGTTGCAAAATGGACGACGTACCACCGTAAGCTCGGCGGCTTTTTCACTTGTCCCGAAAATTTCACACGTGGACACTTGACACGTAGGCGGAATCCGCCTAAATTACGGTCCATAGGAAGCGCACACCGCGCGGCCGCCATCCGAAAGGAACCCACCATGAAGCATTGCTTTCGCGCCACCGTGCGCATTGGATATCCCAGAAATGTTCTTCCGATCGCCCAGCGTGACTCAACTCAAGCAGTGGAAGGAGAGGCTCGGCTTTTCGGGGACGAAGATGGCGAACATCTTGGGGCTGAAGACCAGCCGTCGCTGGCGGGATTACGCGGACGAGAACAAGCCGCAAGGAATTCCACCCGCCAATCTATTCATGGGCGCTGCGATGGTGACGCTACGGTCAGAAGAGATCGAGCGCGTCTTGGCGGCGATGCGGGAAATCGGCGCAGCCATCGATTTGAACGCAACTCCGGACTCGCCGGAGCCCGATGGAGAAGATCGCTCGTCGCAGGACTGACGGTCTGCCTGACCGCTTGTGGCGGCAACGATAAGCCTGTCACGACTGCGACTGCGAAGCCCGTACTTACCGCAACGCCGATTCCGGCGGCCTCTGAGGCATCAGCTCCGGTTGCTGCGTCTGCACCAGCAGCATCAGCGCCTGTTGCTTCGGAGCCGTCCGGTAATCCGGATACGCCTGCCAAGCCAGTTACTCCTGTCGTGGTCGAGACTCACGGTGATGACGCAATGTTCGGCTCTTCGCCGCCGTTCTACGCGTTCAATCCGCAGAGTGAGCCCGCAGACACGCAGACCATCCTGCAAGCGCAGTTTGGCAGCACGGTGACGATCGACAATCGCGCAGAAGGCGGAACTGCCAGCACGCTCGTGAACATGATGAACGGCGTCGACGGCGGCGGGCCTCCGTTCGCTGAACGCGTCAAGTCGTCGAAGGCACAGATCGTTCTCGACGCGCACGCGGTCAATGATGACCTGTCGCAATCGCTTGGACCGTACACGGATGCGCTTGTGGCATGGGTTCAGGCCGTCAGAGCGGCTGACAAGGTTGCAGTTCTGGAGGAGCCGGGCCCGGTCTGCGATGACAGTCGACCGTATCTGGCGAATTACGTGTCAGTGATGGATAGCGTGGCCGCTCAGTACAACATTCCGATCGTCAAACAGTACGACTACCTGATGACGATCCCGAACCTGTGCTCGCACTACACGGCAGGCATCTATCCGGACAACGCCATTTACGCAATCAAGGCCCAGCGGCAGGCCGCCATTCTTGCGCCGCTCGTTCAGAACATCGTTGGAGCACAATAATGCAAACCAATCACAATCGGGTGGTTCAATCGTCGCGCATTCGTCGCGCTGTCCGTCAACCTGTCGCTGTCACGCGGGCGAATCGTAAGCCGGGTTCGCGCTGGCGTGCGGCGGCCGTGGCGGGCATGCTTGGATGCGCTGCGGCGTCGGCTCGGGCCGATATCATCGACGATTATGTCGCGCATCCATTCGGCATACACGTACAGGCTGGTATCGGCGCGGCAAAATACGCGACTGTCGATGGGCGCTGGCAGCAGCAAGGCATTCCTGGCGGATCGAACCTGACCAGCAAGCCGCCTGCGTTCTCACTCGGCCTCGCAGGCCCCGTCATCTCGCGCGGCAAATGGGGCGTCGACTGGCACGCAGAATACGTCAATCTAGGCCGCGCGGCGGCGGACTGCTCGTGCACGCCGGATGACCGAAACTATGACCCGAACTCGCACACCTACACGCATAAGGTCGACGTGCCTACTGCGTTTTTCACGGGTGAGGGACGATCGCAGGGCGCAGCGCTGACTCTGGAACCGTACTACTGGACGCATGGAGTTCGCCTCGGCGTCGAGGCTGGCGCGTACATTCACCGCGATAGCTGGTCTGAGGACGTCGCAGGATGGTACGCGCCCGGCAGCAACACGCCTCAGAATTTCCATCTGGACGACGCTTACTGGTCAGTCGCTCCGGTCGTCGGGCTGTCCGTGGGAAACGGGCGCTTCACGCTGAGCTATCGGCATTACTTCATGAGCATAAACAGCAAGTCGCGCAATGTGCCGCCGTTGTGGAATGACGCCGACGCATTGGAGATCAAGGTGAAGTTTTAAGCCGGTCGGCATTGATGTAAGATTCCGCTGCCGACAAAAACATCCGAGGAAAGCATGATTAGCAAGGACGTCTTGGAGCGCAGCGGAGATTTTGCGCCCCGATTTCAGTCAGCAAAACCTTTCAAATACCTATGCATCGACGATTTTTTAGATGTCGATCATGCTGAAAGGTTGTTGGCTGACTTCCCGGTTTTTGACCCGTCTAAAGCTATCAATGAGTTCGGCGAGGTAGGTCGGAAGGCCGTTCACACCGCTCTCAAAGACGTGAGCCAGTACTATTCGACGGTCTACGACTATCTGCTTTCTCGGGAATTCCTGAGCGCCATGTCGGCAATCACGGGCATCCCGGACTTGTTGCCTGACCCAAGGATGTACGGAGGCGGCACGCATGAGAACGCCAACGGCCAGGAAATGGACCCTCACGTCGATTTCAACTACGACCAGGATCATGGCTATCACCGTCGCCTGAATCTGATTGTCTACCTGAACAAGGACTGGCAAGAGTCATGGGGCGGCGCTATCGAATTGCACTCGAATCCCCGCAAGCCCGAGACCAACGAGATCAGCGCGTTCAATTGCATCTTCAACCGCGCGATCATCTTTGAGACCAACGAATACAGTTGGCATGGTTTCAAGCGTGTTGTACTGCCTGACACCGAAAAGAACCGGTCGCGAAAATCGCTTTCAATCTATCTATACACGCGCACTCGCCCACAAGAAGAAATCGCCCCCTCGCATGGAACCTTCTATGTTCCGCGCCCCTTGCCTTTTGACGTCACGCCAGACAGTCCGCTGACCAAGAACGAAATAATCGAACTGAATGCGGCTATCCGGCATCGCGACAATTGGATCGAGCACTATCAGAAGTTGGAGATCCAGCTCGGCAAGCAACTGGCTGAGCAGGCGAACCATATCAAGCAACTGCTGAGCGAAACGAAGCCGGTCGTGAGCGGGCCGGCGCGCCCCCAAGGGCAAAGCAGTGGGCTGTATCCAGATGGCTGGGCATCCGCCAAAGCTGAATTTTCCGTGATGGAAAAGACGCGCCTATCGGGCATCATCATCAATGGATGGATTCCAGACCATTTCCCGGTGCCAATGCGCGTCGAGGTTACCGTCGATAGGATCGCCCGCTCAGTTATAGTCGAACAGCCGGGCGAATTCTCCGTGCCGATCGATCGGGTTTCTGGAGAAGTCATGCACAGCGTGACGATTACTGCCGATCGATCATTTAACTCCGCCAAGCAGAATGGCGAGGGGGATTCACGCGATCTTTCGTACGTGCTGATGGACGTCGAATGTATAGCGGCAACAGGTCAACAGGGTCAAGGCGCGGAGTCGAGGCGAGCTAGATTTTTGCGCTTCGGACGCTCTGCCGGATGATTCAATAAAAAGCCACCTAGGTGTTACCGGTGGCTTTTTAGTTTCATGTCGGCACTGGCAATCCGTCACGCATTTCTTTCGGGAGACTATTGTAATAAGTCTCCCATAGCGGATCGGAAGTATCAATTTGACCTTCATTGGGCCATGCCTCGGGGTCTTGTGGAGACCCAAAATACCCCTGCACAACGGTTTTTGTGCTGTCTGTAAATAAGACATTGATGAGCATTTATTGACCCATTAGATGGTGAATGATTGAATGATGATGTTAGCGCCCGGCGTTCCAGTACCTGCACCTACCGCTATATAGAGCGTTTGCGGGGTAACGATAGGGACGGCAGGGAATGGTGCCGTGGCGGTCTGGCCGGCCGAAATGATGACCATGTTGAATGGCCTTGCCCCAAGGCCTCCAGTTGATCCCGCAACTGCTCCTGATCCAGTCGCATTCGACGCGGTATTTGATACCACTATCTGGCCGTCGCACATTCTCGCGTTTAGCGGAACAGCACCGGCAGCAGACACTAAAGTGTATGAAGCGACCGCACCGTTTGCGTTATAGATCGATACGGCGGTAGTGTAAAAGAATGTTCGATCGAGTTGCGCTCCAATCACAAACTGGCTACTCGCGGTTGTCGGCCATACAGCCAGCAGCGCGCTAGCCGTGTATCCGGCTGGCATGTTCGCACCGCCGTACACGTTCGGCTGGGCTGAGCTCGTCGCATTCTTGGCCAGCAGCGCACTCGTCCCCGTCGTCGGGTTGTAGATCGCATACAGCGCGACATAGCCCGACACCGGAGCCGCGCCCGTATCCATCCCTCCCGCGCCAGTCGTCGCAAGGTTGATCGTCTTGCTGAAGCTCGGCAGGCAGTAACGAACTCCGCCCAGCGCGGTTTCAACGATGATCTCGTCGGCCGTAAGCGTAGCCGTGGCAGACGCCGCAGTGACGCTCATCGACAAGTTACGCGTCGATCCAACAACACCCGCAGCCTGCCCCATCTGCACCGCATGCTGGCTCTGCGTGGCGGAGGCGATTTGCTGAGCACCGCCGGCGCATTCCATGAGGACCGCAATCGGATTGCCGCTGTTCACGCCGGGGATGGTCGCGCGCATCAGCACTGCGGTGCCGTTCAGCGCGAGTTCGCCACCTTGCAGAGGCTGAAGTCCAAGGCCGTAGATCGGAATCGCGGTCAGGCCGTCCGGAGCGTAGGTCGATGCGCCCGTGTTGGCGTGGGCGATCTTTACCTGCTGGACGACGCCGTCAACCCAGGTGCCTGCGACGAGCGGGGGAGAATTGACAGCCGTGTACGCGTTTGCCGCGCCGGTATCGGCAAGGATGATGGTGCTCTGTCCGAGCCGCTTGATGGCCGCGAGAACCTGGTTATACGTCGGCTTGCTAAGTGTTAGGCCGGCAGCCGTGACGACGTTGGACAGCTCCATCATCACGGCATTCAGCCACTCAGCCGGTACGATCGTCGCGGGCGTGCTCGTGGCGGGATTGCCGTCGGTGAAGAAGCCTGCCGTACCGGCAGCAGTAGCCGCCGGCTGCGTCGTTGCCGCAGTCGAGTTATCGATTTGATACATTCAAACCTCAGGAATAATGGAATTGCAGAACCGTGTGCGCGGGGGCAATGGCGTTCAATTCGCACTGAAGAACGGTATTGCCCCAACTGCCAAGGGGCTCGCCCGCCGTTGATTGACCGGCCGCAAAGTGCGTAACCGTGTTAAGCGGAGCGTTGGCGGCCCAAGTAAAGAACCAGTCCGTATTTCCCAGCTGCTGCCCGCATGTGCTTTGCCCACATCGGAACGGCGCGTAGTTCGTGATCGTGATTCCGTATCCAAGCTTTGCCGCGAACCCGATGTAATACGCCGCGGACTGGCCGCCACTATTGGCGAGCCGCGCCACGACCTGAGCGCGTCTCTGTTGGACTGTTGGCGATTCGCCTGCGCATGGGTCAGGAAGGCCGAGCGTCAGTTCCCATTCGGGCAGCAAATCATAGGTCGTCGCGGGGAAGGCATCGACGAGTAGGTAATTAGCTCGAGCGGTCGTCCGTCCGTAGATCTGCGTGAGGCCGGTAAAAACTTGCGTTTGAACTGCATCCGGATCTCGTGGCCATACGCGCCCGCGCGGCATGAGCGCCTGAAAAGCGCGGAGAAAGTCCGCGCCAGTGAGGTTTGGTGCTGGCATCAGTCACCTCACGGATAGTTGATGCTGCCGAGGACCGGCAGATTGCCGGTCGCATTCGTGATGTTTCCGGATGGAGACGTGATCACGAATCCGGCTGTGCCGGAGACCGCACCGATGGCTGATTCAATATCAGACAGGTTGATCGTCCCGCCCGGTGCGCCAT